CATCTTCTGCCTTGGAAAGACCAACGTGCTTCTCAAGAACGTTTGCTTTAATTCCAGTTACAGTTCCGTAATCATCGATGACTGCAACATGCAGTTCGTCAAATCTACCACTTCTTTCATTGACGTAGTTGCTGGTTCCAGGTTTTGGTGCAATCTGACTCCAGTAGATAATACCGTTATCTAGAGGAATGGTTTGTTGATCGTACCAATCTGTTCTTGCAGTAACAGTTCCAGCAGTACCTAGTTGAATTTGACCATTACTAGATCCAGCAGCTGCTGTAGCAGGGAAAGATGCAGATTCAGAACCTTCTGCGTAATCAACGTTAGTTGTAACTCCAGAAACAGTTCTGGATACCACCTTAACTGTAATGGAAGTTCCATCAACCTCTGTGACAACACCATTTAGTGTTCCACCAGATAGTGCTGAGGTTGAACCTCCAGAAACTAGAACTTCATTGTTGAATGTATAAGTAACACCACTACCAACAGAAATACCACTTGCATCTTGGACAGTTAGGATTTGGTCTCCTCTGTCGTCGATGAAAGCAACTTTTAGGTCATTTGCCCACTCACCAGGAGTTTTAGCAGCAAATGCATAACCTGCCACTTCATCTGCGTGGTTTAGGTTGTAGTCGTCGATGTTTTTAATTTTTAGGGATGCATCTCCAACAGATGAGGTTGTCTGGTCAGCAGAAATTGCTGCGTTAGCATTGACTAGATTAGTACCATCTGTTCTTACTACCTTTAGGACTCCTCCATAAGATAGGAAAGATGATGCTGACATCCAGTACTCATACTGACTATCTGTTGAAATTGGCTTACCGAAATTCTCGATAAGTCCTTGCTCAGTTGAAATATCAATTGGGTAATCGATTGGACCGATTGCAAATGGTGCAGCAATAGCACCAATATTATCTAAAACATTATCAGCTCTTCCAACAGTTAAGTCAACCTCTCGGATTAATACTCCAGGAGATAATTGAGGAGTCGCCATGTTTTTCTCCGTGTGTTCAGTTTATCTAAAAAATATTTATTAAAAAGATACTTTTCATGTGGGAAACTGGACGTGAACTACCAATCTGGATACTCCCATTTATTATGGTCCGTTTTTCGTACATTGAGTACTCGTTTTTTTGTGCATTCCTTACACTCATATGAGTATGAAGATGCTACTGGTCCTCTATCTTTACGAGTTCTATAAAACTCACTTACAAGGTTCTTAGATTGACCACAAACTCTACATTCTCTATCATATAATAACAGATGTCCTAATTTAATCTGTTGATCAAAATCCATTACTGATAGTCCCACATATATGACATGTCACCATACTCACCAATCGATGCATTTGACCAACGATCTCCTTGTGCATCAACAAAACTAGTATCTTCTAAACCATCAGACATAAATCCAAATGGTGCCATATCTTGTTCGATTTGATTCTTCTGCTCTTCATATAATCTCTTACGAACATCCTGGTCAGTCAATTCTTTGAAGTAGTCCATCTGAACCAACCATGCATAGATGACAAGACACATTGCCAAGTCATCATTACAACCCTCTTCTGCCTCAAATGAATTATGCTTTGAGATGAAGGTAGTCAGTTCGGCAATAATCTCATAGTCATTAAAAATTAGTTTATCTTCCTCAATCAAAGTCTTAAGGTTGAGTGATCCAACCTTCTTAACAGTCTTTGACATTTTGACACCTAGTTGTGTCTTCTTACCAGAAAATCCTTGTCCAACAATCTGCCCTGCTCTACCTCTCATAGAACACATTAGAAGGTTTTGATACTCAAGATCATATTGCAGAATTGCTGCTACTTGATCTCCAATGTCATTTACTTCACATAGGATATATGCACTATTATAATTCTTTGCTACCTCATAGATTACATTGGGAAACAGCATCGGTTTGATGTCATTGTTTCTATATTTTGCTACAACTCTATGAGGAAACTCTGTAATATCAACCACAACAAATGCTGAGTAGTCTTCTCCAACTCCTCTTGCAACGTCAACAGTCATCACATAATCATGATTTTCTAATGCAGATTGATATACATCTAAACCTGCATTTTTGTGCATTGGTGCATCATACACCAATGTTCTTAATTTACTTGGAGCAATGAGTGTGTCAACAGATCCTAAGAATTCACACTCAAACTCAACCTTGAACTGTTGTTCTGAGGTGTTTGCAATCGTAGTTTCTTTCCACTTGGAATCTCTACCAGGAACTTCAGACCAGTGAACATCAGTATGAACATATTCATTCTTTCCTCTTTCTGCGTCATGCCACAGACGGTAGAAATGATTCATACCGTGTGGAGTAGAAACGATGATTACCTACGTGCTTTTACCAGAAGTAATAGTAGGATAAACAGAGGCAAAGAACGAGTCAGCAACGTGATTCGGGACGAATGCGAACTCGTCGAGAAAGAGGATGTTAAATGACATACCTCGGACAGCAGATGCAGATGTAGAAGCTGCCAATATCTTACTGCCATTCTCTAACTCCAAACTACCTTTGTTCCAGGATATAATACCCTGCTGCATCCATCGTGGCAAGTTCTCGTAAGCAGTCTGTAACCTATCGAGAAGTTCTCGGGCAGTTGCTGCTTTGTTTGCTAGGATACCTATATTTACACTATCATTGAAGACTGCATAATGAAGTAGATAAGATACACACGTCGTAGACTTACCAGTCTGTCGTGGCATCTTACAGATGTTAAATCTGTTCTTGTGAAATCTATTGACTAACTTCTCCTGAAAGTCATACATCTTGAATGGTTGGAGACCATGGTCAAGAGTCACAATCTGGACGTAATTCTTTGCAAAATATACGGGATCTTCTTTACATTTAATAAACTCCTCAATCTGTTCTTTCGTGAACTCTTGAGGTGTATTTGCTTTTTTTAGATTGGGATTACCAAGATATACGTCACTCATAATAAAACTCCCCTTTTATAACTCATTCTTAATCAATAACATATCAAATGCTGCAGTGAATCTACCATTGTTACTTCTGGTAGTTAGGCGAACATCAATATCTGTTTTTTCTGGCATTTCTTGTGGAAACGAAAACTTGTAAGTATATTCTCCACCACCAGTAACTTCAAATGTATGTCCGACTCTAAAAATTGTAGCAACTGAATTGTATCTTACATACATGTATCCAGTAGCATCAGCACCAGACTGTGCAGTAGCAACACCCTGATAGAGATATCCAGTATATCCTGCGGGTACTGTGTAAACTGCCATCAGAGTTTGTCCCGCACCAGCAAGAATGCGAAGAACTTGTGTGCCACCTCTGGAAAAGTTGAGTTCTCCTACATTGGTTCCAGCACCACTAGAAACATAACCACGATATACTCTCTTAAATGTCTTGGTTCCTGTAACTGTTCCTGAACTGGAAAGTGTAAAGTCTTCTGAAATTTCTTCAAAATTTTCATCAAGACCTATAATAGTTACAACTTTACCATTGTCACCCGCACCAACTTGTGCTCCTACAAGAACTCCAGCAGTATCAAAAGCACTCCAAGGATAAAGTGTATCTTCCTTGTCCCATATAGATGCAGTTGTATTGACTGATTGTGAAGGAGTTGCACCAAACTTGTGGATCTGTGATGCACCTCTTACCTTTCCACGGGAAACATTTAAATCAAATTGCTCATCCCAGATATAATTTTTGAAAGGCATAATCAGTCAATCCACTCTAGTTTTGAAGGATGATATCTCCTTGCATTTTTAATATTGAAATTCTTTTCTTCTGCTGGATAAATGTTTTGAACCATTGCTCCAGGATAATCTTTCTGTAGTTGTTCTCCAAGTTCTTGTTTAGTCGGAATACCATTCTTGGATACCATTTCAAGACGATAGATGCTACCCATCCAGGTAACATCTGCAACATAATTCTCACCAACCTGTTTTGGTTCTTCAGGTTGAGAGTTTACATATAGGTTTCCGTTGAAGTCGCCAGAGATATTTACTGACTCTGACATAAATTGTTTGAAGGTTTTCATCAGCAGTTCCAAGCTCTAAGGGACTTATTGATTCTGCTATCTGGATCGTTAGCAGTTTTGGAAGAAGTCAGTTTCTTCTTCATACCTTTCATTCTTGCACAGAATGATGCTCTTCTTTTATTACCAACCTTCTTAGAAGGTGCTTTTAGATCAGAACCAGGGTTCTCTCTTTCGTAGGACTTACGTCCTTTTTCATTAAGACCACCAGACTCAGACTTTCCTGCTTTCTTAGTCCAAGCAGCACCTTCGGAAACCTGAAGGAATTGCTCACCTGGTTTTACATCAGCAATTTCCATATATCTTACTTTACCACCAGGATAGACTTTCTGAACTTCGAGTTCAACTTCTTTTCTGCTAGGTCTCTTTGCTTGTGGGAAGAACATCTTGAGGGAATATCCTTTTCCTCTCCAAGTAACCATAACAAATAATAAATTACCAGTCTTTGCAGGAATTCTTACTGCCTCTTCAATCTCTACACCCTCACACTCGCAAGGATCGCAACTGCAGTATGGACAAACCTCATCTTTTCTTTCCTCTGGTTCTACCTCTTCTTTTCTAGTCTTCTTCTTTTTAACACAATTTGGATATCTCTTTCCAAACATAGTCTTCATACCTTTCTTCTCATAACCATCCCAGCAATCTTCACCAAATAAATCTGGTCCTTTAGTTTTTCCTTTTGCTGCTGTCCTTTCACCTTCAGTAGCACCCTTCTTAGCAAGATTTCTTACTTTTGCAGCACGTTGCTGACTTCTGTGTGCTTTAGGGTCAATTGCTGCGGGCATCGCACCTTCACCAAACAATTCAGATTTCCAATCAGAGTATTCTTCTTTCTTAGTGCTGTTACCCCAATTAGAAGCACCAACCTTACGACACTTAACTAGTGCTCCAGATGCATATGCAGAAGGCCATACAGAGTATCGGGACTTGACCTTATGATAGCAAGCATCTTTTGACCCACTACCTTTGCCTTTCTTATCTTTAGCCTCAGTCATTGCTTCAAGATCATAAGTCTCATATGACTCAATAGGTGGTGCTTTTGATTCCATTGGTTTTGTCTCGATAACGTCTTGTATTACTGCAAATGTCTCACCATATGCATCGGTGAGTTCAAGATCTTCTTTTACCTTTTTCTTTGGTTTATCGGTTGAAACATAAGTTGGTTTAGCAGCACCTGATTTTTGCTGTTGACCAGGATCTGCTTTCTTCTTTCTTCTAGCAGCAGAAAGTCTTTCTTTCTTGCTCATGCTCGCACGTTTTGATGAAGAAACACATTTTGGAGTTCCTTCACCTGGTTCATCACTCGCACAGGTTCCACCTGTTACTACATTGACCCAACCACCTTTACCATCTTTAGATTTGGATCCTTTGAACCACTTGTGAAGAGTTCCTTCACTCACTCCACCACCATTTTCACCACCATTGCCTTCAGAAGACTCACCATTTCCATTCTTTTTCTTGGTCTCTTCATCATCTTTTTCAATCATTCCACCACGACCCACATGCCAACCGACAGGAATTTTTTTACACTTCTTGTCGGTATAGCACCAGTAATATCCTGGTTTGCAGGTCTTTGCCATGATATCTATATCTTGATAAAATTATTTATCCCAGTTGTCTCTTAAGATCATCAATCTGTCTTTGCTGATCCTTCACTGCTTCGATGAGAAGTGCAACAATATTTTGATAAGCAACTGACTTAACACCTTGTGCATCTTCATAAACAACATCTGGAATAACTTTTTCAACTTCTTGTGCAATTAAACCTAAGCAATGATCACCAGTATTTTTGTGATCATATTCAACACCACGGAGATCACGTACTTTAGTGAGTGCGTCATCAATAGTTTTTACATTCTTCTTAAGTCTTTCATCAGAGTTTGCAGTAACAGTTCCTGCACAAGTTAGATTGGTTCCGTTAAACTGCAAGTTAGCAGATGTAGTTGCAGTATTGGTATTATCCTTATAGAGAACTTGATTTGCACTACCAATCTCATCAATGTCTCTACCACCTTCAACATTGACCGTACCAATACCACTAGTAATATCAATTGTTACAACACCCATACCAGGACCTCTGAAGTCCAGAGTAGTTGCACCACTACCAACATAACCACCTTCAGTTGCAAGACCAACACCAGTAATAATGTTACTTAGATTTGATCCATCACCAACAAAACTATTTGCAGTAACGATGCCAAGGAAATTGGCATTTTGCATCGACAAAATACTTCCATTACTATCAATCTCACATCCTTTGATAAGGTTGATAGTTGCAATACCAACATCATCACCTAAAGGCATGTTAAGGTTAGTTACATTGAAGTAATCAGCAGCA